TTCCATGACCATTCTGTGAGTGATGCATAATTGTACACCACTCACCCAATGATAGTCACGCTCACGGGTTGGTAAAAAGGCATATGAAGCAGGCCGCTATCAAAGGCCTGCTTGAACAACGATGCATATTCGTAGTTCGTACTTTTTATCAGAAGGCTTTTCTTCTGGTTAAACGTCTGTGAATTGTAGGAAAAGTTATTGAACATGGAGGCATCGGTAAGTTTCCTGTGCCCTTTGATGATCGATATGCTCGCCCCAGAATCAGAAAACAGAACCGAAATACTCCACCTCTGATCGTTAATGACGTCTACGCCATCAACCCCTGTAAGAAACCTCATTATCCGGCGCTTTAACCATGGGATGGTAAAGTAATACCCGTCACCTTTGTAGAAATTCCACGTCATGATTCGCTTAAACAGATCGCCTGAAACGACAACCTGCTCTGACTGATTAACCACCTTTCGCCCATTGAATGGCAACTGGTTGAACAGAACAGCGTTGTACGGTCCGAAAATGGATTGCTTTCCACTGACCAGCACCGGCGGCTTAACGCCATAAATCCCACGGGCAATCCATTTTAACTGGTCACCAGCATTATACCCCCCAACAAATATCGGAAGGTTGGCGTTAATCATCCATGAATAAATTTCCTGGGCCATGGAGTTATACGCAGTGACGAACGCCTGGAGATCATCATCGTCGTTATACTGCGTATACAAGTAAGACTTAATGATATCTTCAAGCATATTATATTCCGTCCACGATAATCCCGTCAGAGGCAATGAACCAGTAACTGTAAGGGTCGCCGCTGATAATGTTAGTTCCGGCATCCACTCCTGTGATTACACCATTCACCGTAACAATAACGTTCAGTGTCGAAATCAGGCTCATATCGAGCGTGCTGTTAATCGCCTGAAGAAAGACATCCTTGACGTTATTGATATTCATCGGCTTTCCAGCGAATATCCCGTTTACATAATTGATAACCGGCTGCGAAACCAGTGAGGCGATAGTCGCGTCAGTCAGATAGTTGGCGCTTTCCGTCGCCCACTCAAACTTAATCGTCACCAGTTGCTGCAGCGGGATAACAAAGGGTATGACGTAGTTATCAGGCCAGTCGTTGATCGTGACAACGTTATTCCTCAGGTTCGGAGTGACAATTCCGCCCCCTGTCCATGCCCCTGAGGCAGTGGTATTTATGCCAATAGAGAAAGTGTGGGGGCTCAGTACGGTAATGGTAAGGTTGACGTTGTTGACGCCACTCATCCCTGTTACGCCGGTAATACGAATCACCTGGCCTGAGCTGAAACCATGAGTGATGTCAGTCGTGACAACCCCAGGGTTCGCATTGGTGATCCCGGTGACATTCAGGTCTGCACCCTTGAGCCTGCTGATGTCGCCAGCTGACTTATAAATGGCTCCGGCCATTTCATAGATATCGCCGCCACCGCACATCACAATCCAGGAACTACCGCTCTGAACTACGGAAACAAGACGAGCCTGAACATCACTCAGGTCGGTTAACTTCTGGCGGATAAAGCCGGGATATCCCTGCACAGTCGACATCTGAGCTTCCCAGACGCGCTCGCGAAACTCGAAGTTAGTTTCAGGCGCTCCACCAGGGGTGCCGGCAACCGGGTTGGTGCAAGTAAGGGTAATGTCAGACGGCAGACTGGTGAGGATCTGGTTAACAGAACCGACTGGAACGGCCCACGAACCGGTGTTTGTCGCAATGGCTGTTACCATCGAGCTGACGCCTGAAGACAGGACCACTGTCGCATCAGCGATCTGATATGTATAAGTGCCATCGCTGACCAGAAAACCCTGCGGTATGACGAATCCTGCTGGGCCGCTAAACATCACAGGAACGGTAGTCGCCCCCTCCGTTTTTTGTGCGCTTATTCCTGCCTGCTGCGCCAGGAGGTTCAGCATGTACATATTCGCTTTCAGCGGGCCTACGGAGTTTATGAGGTCGACGCGGATCTGATCGGCAATGAGCAGCGCGCCAACATCAGTACCTACGATATCCTCAATCAGGGAGCCGGGAAGGTCTGTCGTGATGCCCGGTGATAATTCAGTTGCTCTTGAAACAAGATCGGCGCGCAGTTCTTCGGATGTTTTCGGTACGGGCCCGGCTGCGTCATAGCTAACGGACAAATCACTCATACGTTCACCGTTGTGATAATTTTAGAACCGGCGTTCGTTATCGCCGAAATGTTGTATACAGGCGGGTCATCACTTACCAGGGCTATCTGCAGCGATGAGAAATACTGGCTAAATTGCCGTTGAAGCCTGTCGACATAGTAGGTAGGCAGCACCTGCTGAATGACCGAGCTCTGGGACGGGATGCCGTTGTTTGCAAAAAACGGTGACTCCTGCGGCGCCAGCTTCAGATTCTGAATCAGCGTCGTCAGATAGATGGAGTCGTTAAAGCCATTTTCATCCGGAACCACCAGCACCCACTTGCCATTTGCATCTCTTCCGTAGGTTCTCATTGCGTGATATTCCCGTTGAAAGTAGTGGTCGGAACGCCGGTGTTTGCACCGCCATTACCGTTTGAATGCAGATGATTATTCAACCATGAAACCAGGGCTGCCCACCCGGTATGCATAATCTCCGGGCTGGTGCTGGCGGTTGAGTCCTGCAACTTCCCGGCCATTCCCGTGATGCTCCACATGCCCTGTGTAAGGGTGAGAACCGTGCTACCGACAGTGACCTTAAATGAATTGACGGCCGCAATCGTCACGCTGTCTGGCGTTAGCAGAAACGTCGTGTTGCTGCCCTGATCACGAAGGGTTACACCCTCAGGCCCATAGACGGTGACAACGTTACCGTCCACGGCTTCCCATTCCGTATTACTAATCGGAAGGTATACCAGGGCGCTCAGGTTGGCTGGAGGCGTGAGGTCGGCAATACCACCTCCCTGCCCACTGACCCCGCCAAGATAGGTATCAGCGGGAATCACAATGCCCTTGTCCCCGGGCTGCATCGGATATCGAATGTACTGCGGGCCGAAGAGTGGGATCGTGACATTAGGGAAAACGTATGGCGTGTCGTGCAGCTCGAAAGCCACTGTGACCATATTGCCATTCTGCTCGACAATGCTCGCAGGAAGTATCTTCCCCGCCGCCTGGAACGCCTCTTCAAATTTCTGCTCTGCGAACCTGTTCATGTTCCGGCCGAAGTTTAGCTTCTGGTCAACGCTCATTTTGTCTTAACCGCCTCCGCCGGGTATGCCTCTATCACAGTTATCCATGCTTCAGCTGTTGGCTGCCTGCTGTTACCCAGCAACCGCACCGATTGAACGACGAATTCACCGTTAAAGGCAGAGTCGTCTCGAAACTGGGAGTAAGAAGAAGCCTGAATCATCGGCCTGGCCTTCTCCGGCATCAGGATATGGTCCCCAGTCTGCAGGTCAGCGCGCATAACGCAGATGACGCTGACAACGCCAAAACTGATCCACGTTGGCTGGCCGATCAGGTCATTGAATTTTATCTGGACAGGATTTTTACTCCTTTCCGTCGCGCTGGTTTTTGAATCCTGATCCGGGTGGTTGGCGTAGTCGTTATCCCATACCCGTATTTCGTTGCCGTTGACCACAGCTATTTCAACGCCCGTATAACCCGGGTCTTTTATGCGTGATAGCGAAAATTCCCGCAGGTTCCTTGCCAGTTCGGTGAGGGAGCCGCAAAACATCGGACGATCGTAATTCAGCGTCAGCCTGTCGCTGATGCTGATGTTTGGCGTAAATCCCCCCATCGTCATAAAACACTGGGTCAACGCAACGGAGAGCTTTTGCCCCATAGACCACGGCATAGTCACCTGGAGAGGAACAATTTGCCCGCGGGTAGTGGAGTTAACCGGCCCGGCAACAATAATGAAATCCAGCCTTAATTCGGTACCTTGCCAGTTTCCGAAGACCTGAAATATCGTGCCCTCTATGGCAAGCTTTTTATCCCATACCCCTGCCAGTGGCAGCCCTTTCGACATACCGGCAAAGATCTGTATTCTTTTCCCGTAAAGGTCCTGGCGGGCCTGCTGCATTTCCTTCGGTCCAATCCCCCAGACAGTAAGATGCGTTTCACCGGCAGGAGTGGACTCCCCGAAACGCATAATGTCGAACTCAACCATCAGCGCACCGGGGTTGTATACCCCGTTCTTAAGGCTGGAATACTGTCGTATTAAGGTATCACCATCAAAGATGTTGATTTCGTAATAGCGCATCAGCTTGTTACCTCAATCTGACCGTTTTTCTCACGCCAGATCATGGTTGTTGTGGTGAACACCCCAGCGATCAGATTTATTCCTCCGGAAGAGGACGAACCAACAATGGCGGTATTCAATACAGGGTTTCCGGCACTATTCGTAACCAGTAGATACCAGCGCTGCGCGGCGATGTTCCACTTTATCTGGCAGTTATAGACAGCCCCGTCCAGAACCGGCGAGAACGTCATGCTTTTTCTCTCAAGCCCGGTGAACGGATAGTTGACTGTACTCATATTCCGAATACCCCCTGCAGCTTGCCAATAACGCCAGTTACGGCCTCGGTTACTGAACCGCCGAGCGATGTATTGCCGAGCGCGCTGACGGTATTTGTCCATGCGCTGCTGTTGTTCTGGTCGCCACCATCAATCTTGCTTAGGAAACTGTTTACAGCCTGATCCGCAGCAGTCTCCGTGATAAGTGGCTGTTCGAAATCCCATAACCATGATCTCTGCGGGAGTGGGTCACTACCGGTTGAGTTATCCTTAACAGTCTTCAGAATGCAGTTGTTATAGATGATTGACGGCGTGGCCACGATGTAAGTGCCGCCGAGGTTGGCATGCGCATGAAGCACCGCCTGCAGCGCGCTAAGCGTTACCAGTTTTGTCATTGCACCGGTATTTTCGTTTACTGGCGCATCCATCATCAGGCTCACCCTTAATGGCTGAGCAAGGAGGGCGTTAGCCGCAACGGTCTGGTTTGCGAATGGATAACGCGCGATGTCGTAATCCACCATTGTGGAACCCTGAACAGGCCGCCAGTGACAGAAATATTTGTCCAGATCGGTAAGGTTGATTGCCCCGCCGATCAGCCCGGTTACAAAGCTGGCGCTCTGGGTTAGTGCCACTATGGGCAGCATGCCACCCGGGATAGCCTCCGCAACTCCATTGCAGAGGATAACCGGGGAGATTTCAAAACCAAGCCGATAAAGCTCACGAGTAAATGCCATAATCATCGAACTCCGAGTTGTGAACTGGAAACAACGGCATTCCCGCCTGTGTTGTTGTAAACGACCATTCCAGAGCCATTACCCTGAAGCCCTCTATCAACAAGCTGCTGCAGCAGTTGATTGGTCTTATTCGTGTTTTTGGCTACCTCAGAGTTATCACCGCCACCAGCAACAGCAGGAGCAGATTTTGAACCCTGCATCGCTGCGTACTGCTCTTTAGCGCTTAATGGTTTGGTTGTGCTTTCTGATTTTTCGAAGGCACTCTCTCCCTTGTAATGCCTGAATGCATCCTCACTATTGCGGCTTACATCAGGATCTCCAAACATCGACGCGTACTTATCCTTAACTCTCCCTGGATAGGCAATGTTTTCATCACTTCCACGGCGTATTCCACCGTTGTAATAACGAAGTGCCTCATCAAAGTCACAACCAGACTGCTGCATAGCCCACGAGAAAACACGCGCGCCGGCCATGATATTGTCGCGAGGGTCAAACGGATTCTCTCCTTCCTGGAAATTTGACGGCATGACCTGCATTAAACCTTTGGCACCCGCTTTAGATACTGCATTCTGATCCCATGAGGACTCAGCTGCGGCAATGGACTTCAGCCACTTCGGATCGACGTTGTACTTTTTTGCCGCCTCTTCGAAATATTGGTCATACGGTTTCGATTTTTGCTGTGCTTCATATCGCCTGTATCTATCGTTCATGTTCTCCGAAGGAGACTTGGACGGATCGTCGGCCAAAGGCGCCTCTCCACCCATGAATTCACTCACGCTAGTTTTACCAGTGAATAGGTCAATTACTCTACCTATCGACTGTCCTAGCCTGCGCAGGCCATCCATAAAATCATCAACATCTTTGGTGAACTCTGGCGATGCGAGGTATTTCCCGAAGCGTTCTATGCCGCTCGCCAGCCCGTCAATCCATTTACCCAACTCTGGAGACTGCAGCACAGTATCAATGGCACCGGCCAGCGCGTCAGAAAGCTTGCTCAGCTGCGGGGTGAGCGGCCCAAGCCCGCGCACAAAGGTGTTACGGATGCTCTGCCCGCTGTAATCCAGCTGGACGTTGAAATCCTGCCACTGCCGCGCCTGCTGATCGGTGATCTGCAGTAACTTCGCATCCTTCTGCGCCCGGCGCTCCATCGCATCGATTTCTTCATCGCTCATATTTTTAAAGCGATTTAGGTCATCCAGGCTGAAGAAGTTCGTCAGGCCGTAGGCGTTGGCCCCCTGTAGGGTGCTTCCGTTTTTGACAAAGATGTCTCGCGCATTGCGAATCATCTGCGGCAGGAGTTTGGCCGGGTCCTGGTCAGGGTTGTTAATGCCCATAGCCTGGAATGTCCAGCGCTTTGACAGATCCATCTGGCTGTCGCGGATAGCGCCCAGCGTTCCCGTCGGGTTGCCGAGCGCTTTCTGATAGTTAATGGCTGTGGAGTCCAGCGCGCCGATGCTCGTCCCGATCCCGAGGGAGGTGAATCGCTGCGACCCGGTCGTGGCCGCCAGCCGGTTAAGCCCGAAAAGACCGCCCACTCCCAGCACGCCAGTGAACAGGCCAACGATACCACCCCATGACAGCAGGCTTGTGGTGGCATCCCTGATGTGCCCAGCCAGCGATTTCGCGTCCTTCGTGGCATCACTCAAAAAACCCTTTGATGAACGAGTTTTCTTGTTGAAGTCTTCCTGACTTTTGTTTGCCCTGTCCAGGCTGTCGGTGAGCCGATCGAGGCCGCTGTTTATCGACAGAATGGCGCTGGCCCCCTCAGAGAATGCCTTAGCCAGAAGGTCTCCTTCTGCTTTCGCTTTGGCAGTCTCTTTGGTCGCATCCGTAGCGCCATGCGCCAGCCCGCGCCATGCTTCAGGGAGTTCCTCCAGTGCAGCCTGATATTCTTTGAACTTCTCCATAAATGAGACAAACTTGTCGTCATTTACGTCAATATCGACAATAGACTTAGCCACCATTGAAGGAACCCCTGTCTTTTAGCGCGGAAATGATGTAACGCTGGCGGTACTGTGCCGGGCTGGCGAAATCCTCGCCGGTTATCTCCCGGATTACTCGCCAGAATCCCTCATTAGACGCCCAGTCTAGGAGGGTATAAATGACGTTTCCTGCTGGGCATTCGGGGTCTGGGTATCGCCAGGAGGATTCGACGTCAGCAACGAATCGCGAAACGCCGTAACGCTCAATGATTCGAGTTGCCCACCGTACATACCGATCACTGACCCCACCGTCGGCGCAATCAGTTGAGCCTTCTGAATGGCAGAGGAAACCATAAAAAAAACCACCTCGCCTTCGACTTCGCGGTATTCATCAGGAGAAATGATCCCCTGTTTCATGGCCGCATCAAAAGAGGTTGTTTTCCATGCCCCGCCATCGTTCCAGATAACGGATGTAAGGCGTTGGATCTCGTCGACGATTGTCGGACCCTGCTGCCCGTTCTCAGCGTTCAGATCCTGTTCGCGCTTGAGCTTTTTGCGAAGCATCATTGCCGCAACGCGCGCCGCACCCAGGCCGCCTACCTGTGAGATAAAGTTAGTGAAGAGATTTCCCAGCAACAGGCAATGCTCCTCAACAACCTCATACGGGAACGGGGTCACATGCAGGTACACGATTGACCCGTCTTCCCGGGTGATGTTTGTTACCAGGTTGAGCTTTTTGTCAATTTTCACAATCAGACCCACATGTTGTCGTTAGTCAGGATATAACCGCTGATGGTCACCACGTACCCGGCATCCATACCGGTAAACGGCAATTCGTTGAAGTTCACCAGGTAAGCGTTAAGCACAGTGAAATTGCTGAGCGTGTTCGCATCCGGGGTAATCACTACCTCACCCAGCGCCGTGTCGGTGGCAAAACGATTTTTATAGCTGTCGCTCAACCCCTGGGTGCGCAGCAGATGAACAGTGACAGTCACCTGCTGATATGGCGCCTGGCTTCCCACGGTTCCGGTCATCGTCGGAAGGATGTCCGTCGCAGCGCCATCAGGGCGCATGCTGATCCCGTCCTTGCCAAGATAAGAGGCGGTGACGTTCAGCGCTGGCACGTCAGTTACCGACACTGCGCCGCGTACACGGTTGAGGAATCCCTGCGGTACTAATGGGTTTGCCATTTTTTACGCCCCTACAAAGTTGGTTACGTTCACGTTAAACGTGATGGATTCGAAGCCACGGCGTGGCGTCATCACGGCGCTAAGACCGTTATATTTGCCATCGGCGTAATCGGACGGATTAAGGCTGGTGTAGTTCGCGAACGGCACGGCGTTGATCACCGCGTTCCCGGCATACGCGCCTTTCTCGTATTCGGTATTGAAATCCTGCTGAGTCAGCCCGGTACCAATCACACGCCCCAGGATCAGACCGTAGCTGACGCCGTTGCGCATGGTTTTCAGCGCGCGGCGCTGCAGGCGGTCGATACCGTTCTGCTCGTAGTAAAGCGGGTTAACGGTGGTGTTGGAGCCATTGATAACCTCGTTAGCCAGATCGAGCTCGAGGTTGATTGCAGTCCAGGCCACGGAATACCAGTAGTTGAACGGGTTTCCGTCCAGCGTGTGACCGGCCACCAGCATTTTGTTGCTCAGACCACCTTCCGCGGCTGTGCCCACATAGTTAATGCTGTTGTCCTGGAGCTGCTTCAGCAGCGTGCCATTGCCTTCGACCGGGTATTCGGTAACGCCGTAGCCGAACCGGTACGCCATTGGCGGCACCATGTTTGACGATCCAGGGTCGTTTGCCAGAGAGGACTGGAAAGGGAACGCCATGGAAAACTCGCCATCCGGAATGCTTGTTGACTCCACGCCTGCAACCACAGATTTGTTTTTGGTGGCGACCCACGCCTGATAGGTAGCGATCGTGGTAGTAATGAAGAAGTACACCAGTGACGCAGGGCTGGTATAAAGGCCAGTCAGGGTCTTGAATGTTGCTTCGCCATCCCATTCACGCGGCACCAAGTACGAGAAGAATTTCTGGTAGGTATTACCCAACGAAATATCATCATCGATGAAGTCAGCCAGCGCAGCCACAGCAGCAGAAACAGACACATCCCCCAGCTCAAGAACATATACCGCGCGGGTGGTGCCCTGAGCCCAGAATGTAGTATTCATCTGGATGATTTCGTTTGCTGCAACGGTTTTTACTGTACCCATGACCGTTGCCGTGCCTGGGTCTGTAGCCAGCGGATAAGTAAAAGCTGTAGTCGTGGTAACGGTGCCTGTCACGGCACGGTTATATCCAGCCGGGGTAACGCCTGACACAACTAGTGGGATTGTGCCTCCGATGGTCCAGCCATGCGCCTCTGACAGCGTCACTGTCACAACGCCGGTATCCCACGCGATTGATGCGATAGTTTTCCCCGGGGATGTGATTGCTTTGAGATCGTCCTTGGTGGTGAGGAGTTGATATTCTCCTGCCGCCAGGGTCGTTCCGCCCATGGAGATCATCGCGCCGGATTTGAGCAGCTGAGAGGGCTTCGGTGGGTTGGTCACCGAGACGTTAATGTTAACAATTGCCATTTATTTATTTCTCCGGGTAAATGGACGGAATCGCTGACGTGATCAGCCTGCGCGCTACGTTCCGCATGCGCTGCTGGTAATAGTTGACTTTGAACTTGATGGTTTTTCTCATGGCGATGATGTTCAGCTCGTTCTGCGTGACGCGCTCGTCCTGAACAACCGGGATATTCATTACGCCCATTTCCGCGTCATCGCCAAGCGTGTACTGCTGAACATATCTCAGGAAATCCTCAACCCCGGCATTTCGCAGACCGGTGATGGAGATCGTTACATCCTCAGAAACCAGTTGATACTGGTTCTGCTGCTCATCGAGGTAGAAGCTACCGGCGATCGGTGCGGTATTGCTGCACTTCACCGTTGCGTACGGCGGAGACAGGTTCTGCGTCGACAGCATGGCCGGGAACATCGGCATGTACAGGCTCAGCGTCAGCCATACCGGCAATGAGCTCGAAACCACCACATCCGACAGGTCGATATCGTCGGCAGAGTTGATGATCTGCGAGCGCATGTAGGGAAATATTGCCTCCCCGGTATAGTGGTAGAGGTTGGCTGGTTCGTTCAGCCCGGTACGCCGGGAGAATGAAAACTGGATGCCAAAGAACTCGCCGATGTACAGGACGTCAGATCCGATGTCGTTGAACGGGTCGATGTCGGCCTGCGCGGTAAACGTCACGACGTTCCGGTCGTAGAGCTGCTCATCATCCTGGATTGTTTCGGTTGTGAGGTGCAGGTAGCCCTTAACATCAACCGTGTCTGGCTCGCTGCTGGGGTCGTCCGACAGAACAGAGGCCTTCACCCAGAACACGAAGCCATCGAGGGGCAGCACCTTGCGGATATATTTCGTAAACGTGACCACCTGAAAGCGACTCAGATCATCAAGACCCTGCGTCAGCGTGGCGTTAAGCTCTGTTTTTGCAGTCTGCTGCAACTCACTCAGGGAAGGCATTCAGCACCCCGCTTACCCAGGCGCGCATCGCGGCCTGATAGGTTCCGGTATCAATGAATGACGGACGCGGTGGCCCTTTTTTATTCTTGAATCGCCTGGATATACCCTCCAGCGCGCGGCGGGTTGGAACGCCAGGCAATCCGTTCATTTCGGTGTTGTCGAGGAAGGCGACAAACAGGTCATGAATCCGTGACATCGACTCTGCCAGAGGGTCTTTTGCTGGCGGCGCACCGGCCATCATGTTCTCAAGCGATGCGGCCATGTCGTTCGCCATCAGGTCAGCGATGTCGTTGCTGTACCTGTCGAAAAACGTCTGCATGATCTGGTACTTTTCCTCCAGATATTCAGCGACGTCTCCGGTCGTGGTGTTCTCGTCCTCATACGGGACGTCAATCACCCCAAGATGGAACGTGATCATGACAGCCCCCACAGGCTTCCGAACTGCTGGGCAATCATCAGGTACCGGCGTCCCCATGGGTCCTGCAACATCTGCAGGTCAGCCAGCGATAAATCTTTGAAGAAGTCCGGCACCAGGCGCTGAGCGCTGGTTGAGTTATCCCCGGCGCCAGTAATCACGCCAGCCTTGAAATCGTTCAGGCCATACGTTTTCCTGAACTCGGCGAATACCGATTCCGTGCCATAGTTGACCAGGAAAGACGCGCCCAGGTTGTACACGGCAACGGTGTACAGGTTCGGCGTGACGCACGCGATATCAGGGTTTACCCACTCAACCGCGCCGCCATACGCCAGGGTGAAAGACGGCGAGTCGTCGGGAACCTGCGCGGCGGTAACGCCCATGTCAGTTCGAACGAATTCGATGAATCCCGACACGCTCGTTGTCATTTTTTCTTTCTCCCGGATTGCTCAGTCACGATTGTTTCGTTGACCGTCGGAGTGTCTTCGTTGTCTTCGCGGCCTTTCGCCTGCTCAGCGCTGACTTCCATTTCGCCGGAATAGCCGGTACCGCTTTCGCGCAGAGAACTATCCAGAGCCGCTACGGATGCCTGGCGACGGCCGTGGGCGCCACGGGTCAGGTGAATATCGTTATCGCGGATTGCTTTTTCGATTACCGACGCTGATACAGGCTTGTTCAGGCTGTAGCACAGGCCGACAAACGCCTGGCTCTGGTCGATTTTGGTCGAGTCAACCAGTCCGTAAACCTGGTGATGTTGAACCACCGCTTCAATCTCTTCAGTTGTGCCATCCAGCACCATCATCTGATCGCCGTGGTTAATCGGGATCTGAATAAGGCGGCCGGTCTCCAGTTTGCGATATGCAAAAATCTGGCGCTGCTTGGTGGTGTTAGCGATATAGAGTTTCATTGGTTACCCTCGTAAAAAAGCCCCTGCTGAGTTTCCCCGGCAGAGGCTTAACCACTTCAAAGAATGGATCAGGCGCTGTACGCCATGGACAGGATGGTGATTGCTTCCGGACGAACTGCCCAGCCTGCGGTTGAACGCATTTCGGACAGAACATCGATGGCGCCACCAGCGATCGGCGTCGGAATCTCGCGCGGCGCGGCCATGTCGGTAAACATCAGCGCGTTCGCGGCAAGAGACGGGGTCAGCTTGGCGAATTCGTTGGTGTTCACGGTAGAGTTGACCATCGGCACTTCGACCTCAGGGATGGTGATCACCACCGCGTCGGTACCGCCAGCGCCAGCGCCGATCAGGGTATCGTCATACACCCAGTCAACCTGGACGTTTGCGCCTTTCAGCACTTTTTTCACCGTGCCGCTGACGGTGTCAGTACCTCCACCAGGACGCTGGTAAGAAGTCAGCTGAACGATCTGCTGAATCTCCATGGCGCCGAGGACGCGCTGCGGCCCCAGGATAACGACACGCTGCTGGCGGCCCAGTTGCATGGTGCGGGTCAGTGCGGCCTGTACGTGTCCCAGCAGGTATACCGCCATCTGGCCGTGGTCATAGGTCAGCACAGTGGTGTTATTATTGCTGTCCGGAGGCAGAGACTCAGTAGTCGCGCCAGCGGTGTTCAGCAGGCCTTCACCGCCAGCAGGGTTCATGCCGTACAGCAGAGCAGAGCGCAGCTGCTGGAAAATACCCTGACGCATGCCCAGGCGCTGAGCTTCCGGCAGTGCAAAGTTCCAGTTACCGGCAGCGGCCATGTCATGGTGATCGTAGATACCACGGCAGCGGAACAGGTAGGTTGGGGTGGAAATCATCTTCGCATCCAGCGCAACACTTGGCAGCTGGTTACCGTTACCGGACTGGCTGGAAGTGGTCTGGGTGCGAATGTCCAGGCGGCGCATGTAGACGTACTGATCGCCTACGCCGAGACGGACTTGCGGGTTACCGCTGGCGATGGTTTCAAACGCACCTGATGCCTGCTGGTAACCAATGATCATCTCCGGCGCGATGTACGACGGATTGACGATGGTGTAGCTGGGGGTAATTGCAGCCATTTAATTCAGCTCCCGATTAAAGTAAGACCAGCGCGCAGCTGTCGGTGTTGTTCCAGGTCAGGAAACCAGTCGCGCTGTCATAGCTGACAGTCTTAGAGTTGCCTGATTCGATGGCGAGCACTTTTACCGGCAGCGTGATGTCGGAAAGCGTAACTGCGCCGATGGTGCCCTGCGTTGTTGCAGCGCCGCCTGGTGCAGTTGCCGGGGCATAGGTGAAGGTCGTTGTGTTCACGACTGAAAGCACGACCACAGTGCCGTTGTACGCAGCAGGAGCGACTCCGCTGATTTTCACGTACTGACCAGCAGTCAGGCCATGAGCTGAAGCGGTCACCGCTGTCGCAACACCATTGGCATAGGTCACTGCAGTTGTCGCAATATCAGAACCTGCGAAACCGGCCGCCGCCGCGGTGGTGATCTGGTTGTTCACGAAATCCCATGCCAGCGGAGTTTTCACTGAAGCGCCGGAGGTACCCAGCGCGACAACCTGCGCCGAAGCTTTCAGCGGAACGCGCATGTTGGAGCCCAGGCGGTAGTACGAAACGCTCATGCCTGATGCGTACAGCGGTACCGGAGACTGAGGAGTGGTCAGGCCGTTGTGAGCCTGATTGAAGACGGTGAAGCCTTCCAGTTCGGCAACAGACACAGCACGACGGATGTAAGAACCGCGCGGGCTTGAACTGGTGCCAGGCAGAAGCTCAGCAACCGGCAGACCGCCCCAGAGAGGTTTGGTTTCCGTTGCCGCCACAGTACCCGCCGCCAGGTTAAAGCGGTTGGCCGGGTCATCGAGCGCCACGCCCTGGATATAGCCGTCGGACTGCACACCGAAAGAACCCAGCGCGTTCGTGGTTGCCATCGGGTTAAGAGATAAGTTAGCCATGCTTGAGAGCTCCCGTTAAGCCTGGTTGTTGAAACTGGTGACCTGACGCTTGCCGGACTGGAACGGAGCCCAGGTGGCAGCAGGATCGCCTTCGAAGGTGCTGATCTGGCGACCGGTTGCATCGGCGCGTTTAATTTCTCGCAGCATGCCAGGGCCAACAGACAGGCTTGCCGATTTCTGCGCGTCGGCGTAGATCGTCTTCTCGGCCACGCTCAGCAGGGCTGAGTCAGCGATAGAAGACAGGTCGACGGTTTTGAAGTCAGGCGAATGTTCCTGCAGCTGGATCATCAGGCGGCGGCGATATGCCAGCGGCTTTTCACCAGACAGCGGCACCGGCGCGCGCTTGCCGAAGCAGGAGAACACGCTATCGGCCTTCACCTGTGCGTCGGCGACTTCGTTGCGCTCTTCATCGCTCAACTCGGTTGGGATGCGGGAGCGCAGGTCGGCGATCTGCTGACGCAGTTCAGAATCAGCCTTTTCTTTCGCCATACATTCTGCTTCTTCCGCGTCGGCCTTCTCTTTGGCTTCTGCGTCTGCTTTTTCTTTTGCGGCTTTCTCTTCCGCGTCAGCTTTGGCTTTCGCCTCTTCGGCCTCTTTTGCCTCAGCATCAGCCTTTTCTTTCTTGGCTGCTTCTTCGGCATCGGCCTTGGCTTTACGGTCTGCTTCTTCTGAGTCAGCCTTAGCCATGCGTGCGTCAATCGCCTTATTGATTAGCGCTACGATTTTTTCCTCGTCCATCTTTTCAGCCTCGTTTGGAATGGAATCAGATTTAACACCAGTAGGGGCAAGGAGCTTGTCCCATACGCCCTGTTCACAAATTGCAACGTGGTCGAGCAATACCGGGGAACCTTCCACCAATAGAGGCTGACCGTCGATTTTGATGATTGAGTCCTGCATTTCGCTGTACGTGACGGTTGGCGAGGTGCTCAGCTGCCGTGTCGCCATAATTTCGGCGGCTTCAGCGTCGTACACCCGGGCAATAGCCCAGACCTCGCCATTATCAGCAACCCAACTGTTCGTCAGGGTGCCGATAACACGCTTCGCAAATTCATCGCTATCGAGCTTGTTTTTCTCCGGGTGCAGCCAGATAAGCGGTACACCGGCAACTCGCTGGAGAAACTCTGGGGTGAGATAGTCGTCCGGGTTGCGGAAGGCCATCTGTTGATCTGCGGAGCGCCAGGTAACCCCTGTTCCGGTTACCCGGATGGCGAACATCCACATGTTGATAAAGAATTGCGGGCTGCTTAGCGTCCCGTCAGCGATGAGCGCGGCCACCTCGGTTTCATTGAGCGCCTGCTGCGCCAGCATCTCAGCGAAGGGCTGATGAAGCGGCTTTGGCAGATCGTCAATGTGGAACCATCCGGCGGCCAGCGATTCGTCGTTAAGCTTCGCCTCGAACCTCTCCGGCACCTCAGCGCGAAACGTCAGATAATCGCCGTATACGCTGTGTGGAGTGAGCGGGCCATCGTACTGATAACCCACCTCTTCCAGCACCTCGCGGCGCGCGGCATCAATAGCCAGCTCGCCCGGCTCTACCGTTCCGCCAGGCTGGCACCACGTGCCATCATCCGAGCGCTGGATCAGGAAGACGTACTTACCCTGACGGAACATTATCCCGCTGCCAAAAATAGCCACGTTTTAATGCTCCTATGCTGCTTTCTTCATCGACTCCATGAACTTCTGCCCCTTCTGGGTCAGCATGTATTCAGGAATGCTTCGGATGTTGTAGATGTAGGTCACGTAGCACTGACAAAAAACCTCTTCGCCTGGCTGAGTGATTTCGTCGAGATAACCGGCTGGCCCGGCTTTCACGTACCCGTTTTTTTGCGCCCAGCTCCCGCGAATCAGGTAATAAAGCTGATCGCGTTCCTTGTGGTCCTCGCGATAGTCATACCCAGGTCTCCGCCAGTGGCTGTGCCATATCGCTGCTATCGCGTTGTTGCTCGTTGCGATCACGTTATCGATATTGGCTATCAGTTTATGGTTCTGGTCGATCATCACCCGGCGCGCTTCATAGTCCACCTTCTCGGCGGCCTTCTGAATGTGGTCCGCCGTCTCCCGCATCGTTCCCTGGATACCGGTAAGCGCAATGCTGTCGGCTGAGGGTATGCTGCTGGCCCAGCCGCTAAACCGAGACAGCGTGGTATCGATGGCTTTTTTGCGGTTTAACTGGATAAGGTCTGCGCTGGCGAGGATCCGCCTGTCGAGTTCAGTCCGCAGCTTCGGTTCAAGGTAGTTGAGCGTAAACCGGGATATGCCCTGGTGGCGCTTCAGCGCGCCAGCGCGTCCCACCTGCAGGTCGTATGCTTTCGTCAGGTTGCGAGTGACCATCGACATATAGTCATCAGCGGTTTCGCTTTCGGCGGCCTGGCGGATAATCGCCTGCCAGCGCTCCAGCTCTTCCCGGGATGAGTAGCCGTTGCGGAGAAAGAACTTCACCGCTTCTCTCACTGTTCGGGTGAAAGTGTTCATAGCATCATCCCGCCGCCCGGCTCTTCAGCTTTCGGCGGCTCCGGCGGTGGGTTCTCTTTCAGCGAGTCGTAATCGAGGTTAAGCCGCTGAGGGAATAGGTTCTCGTTGGCATTGGCGTTTTCGCAGGCCCACTCGATAAGCGTCGCGCGGTTTTCAGGGTCAGCCGTGAGCTGCGGAAGCACCACTTCCAGCATGCTGACGATAGCCTTAAAGCGCGTTTCGTCGACCTTCACCTTCTCGCTTTCCGGCTCTTTCAGGGAGGACGGCCAGCGATATTCGAAGTTGTTTATCCAGCTCGCGAAATACACGCTGTAGGTGTTTTTCAGCTCCGGGAAGTCGGCACGCAGCGACTGGAAGAACTCAATACTCCAGGCGCGGTACTGGCACACGCGGATGAAGAACGCGTAAAGCTGATCCAGCCACTCGCGGATGTTGTCGATGTACACCGCCACGGCGCGGGCATCTTCAGTGCCTTCACCGAAGCCCTGAGCGAACGTCTCAGAGTTGAGGATGATCGCCGGCATGTCTGCGGCGGCGGCCACGTTCTCCAGGATGTGCTTACGCGCAGAGTCGAGAGGCTTTTCCAGGTTGCTCAGGTCGATTGACTCGATGTTGTCGAGCTCACCGATCTGCAGGACCTCCCCCGTCTTCCCGCGCTTCAGCATCATGCGCTTGATGCCGCTGAGCTTCTGCATCATGTTGTTGACGACGGAGCTTGGCCCCTTGATTTTCGTAACCAGCAGGCCGCCTTTCACCGCAACCATATCGTCGGTGCGCATGGTCTGGATGAAAGACTTCAGCGGGTAGAGCGCGCGCTGGTATACGCTGCGCCCGGTAAAGCCGAACGCCGCCGGGTTGTAGGCGAGGTAAATCGGATCCTCGTTCTGCACGACGACACAGCGTGATTTGTGATACGGCTTGCCCGCCACCCGAATGCCGTCGACTTTCTGGAAGTCCTGGGCGTTCGGGTCCTGATTCAATACGATGCTGCCCGCGGTGTTAAGCGGGTCCAGGATGTTAAAGCTGACGTTGTGCTTGTACAGCGTGCGGTAGTCCAGCGATTCGTTCGGCTCCTGGTTATCCACCAGCATGGCGATCGCAGATACGCCGTAAATACGGGCGATGCGCGCCGCGTTGGCGATGTGCTGGTTCGCACCCATCGCTTTCCATTCGCGCTCGAACGCGTCACGCAGGCGCTGTTCAAGCCCATAGGACTGGGCAACATGCACGGTGCGCGGCTCATTCATCGCCATTTTGATCGGGCGATCTACCATCTTGCCGCCCAGCGGGTGGTAAAGGTAAACCGTTTTGCAGGTCTGATAGCCAGCCGTTGACCCGGGCTGGATGTCGTCGCTGTCCAGCAATGCCATCAACTCTGAGTGAGAGCAGCTGCCGATTTCGAAATCGTCTTCGTTCATTGGTTCTCTCGTCAGATTGCGTCGCCGCTGCCGAAGGCGATGATCAGCCCGTAGGTGTAATCATCGAGCAGGTCATCGGCGCGCTTATGCGCTTTCTTGTCGGCAAGGTGGAATCGGGAAACCTGCTTGTGCAGATGGTTTGCTGTTTCGCCCTTGAAGACGGCTGTCTTCTCGTAGGCGTGTCGGGATATTTTCGCCAGGCCGCGGTAGTGATAACCGGAGGCCATAATGGCGCGCTCGTCCTTTCCTTTGCTGGTCAGGGCGGATTCAATTTTGTTGACCGGCCATCCCAGGCTTTCTCCTTTCTGCAGGAGGATGCTGCCCATGCTGGCGTCTTCGATGAACACGCCCAGGCTGCCGTTGATGGCAACGCACTGGCCGGAAAGCTCGCTGAGGCGGTCGAACACCGACGGCATCCACGTTTCCAGCAGCGCGCCGTCAATCTGCACGACATCCCAGTCCAGAATGGTGAGGCGCTGAATGCCGGGCCGGGTGTCGACGGCGTAATACATCACCGCCGTGCCGTCATGCTCTGAACCACCTTTGACAGCGGTATCCATGACAGCGAAGACGGCCTGGCACATTTCAGGGTAATCGACAGGCTGATCCTGATTCTCACCCTCGAACCATTTGCGGACGTCGAACAGCGAAGCGGCGGACCAGTCGACGAACTCGGCCAGAAACTCCTGGCGGAACACGCGCGGGTCGTTGTTGGCCCTCTCCTTCTCCAGTTCTTCCGTCGGAACAAACGGGTTTGAGGATGTCGGCGCGTGATGCTCGATAAAGCCAAGGTTCTTGTCGTGGCAGATGGCGTAGAAGAAGTTCTCTTCGTCCACCCCGTCCGGCGTTGAAAATACGTAGGCCCGGCCTTTCGTCGTCAGCAGCGTTGGCTTAATCGACTTCGGCCAGATCTCCCTCAGCATCTCCGGCGACTTAGTAAATGCCGCCTCGTCTATCAGGATGATTTCGTACTCACGACCACGACCAGCCAGTTTGTTGTCGTTGGTGACCCAGAAGTCGATCTTTCCGCCGTTCTTCAGCAGCAGGCGCTTCTCCTGACGGCTAAAGCTTTTCTTCAGCGGCAGCAGGATTTCTTCTAGCTTGTCGTAGATCTCCTGATACTGGCGATACTCAGCGGTGAAGATACCGACGCGCCCGCCGAGTTCAACGTCCATGCCCGGGCGTTTAAACGGTGCTGTTGCGTAAGTAACCGCGGCACTGGACAGCATGAAGGTCTTACCCCATCGGCGGCCACACCGGACAGCATGCAGCTGACCATCCCAGGAATCAGACCAGACCTTTAACTGCCCGTCATGCAGCGTCGGGAGGTAAATGTCGGCCATATCATCTTCCTGGTATCGGCAGGGTGTTGTGAACGACGATCGCGTTGTCGCTGTCGCCGTCCTTCATGATGTCGATTTCCATTTCCACTTTTTCAGTGGCGCGTTCGCGATAAGCAGCATCCACACGAAGCTTCTCTATCGAGCCTTTGGTGTATTCCAGCGACTCGATGCGCTGCGTGTTGCGGTGCATGGCTTTTTGCGCAGATGAAATTAGCTCGTGAAGATTATTGGCGGTATCGCCATCAGCTATTTCAAGCTCAGTCTGCCAGCGGCCAATATTTTCAGCAGCGGTAAGGTTCGCCGCACGCAACCAGAAAAGCTCATCATCAAGAGTGAGCGCCTGAGCATCCTCGGTAATGGCATCAGATAGAAGCATTCGGCGTCCATAGCCACCATGCTTCAATGCGTTCTGATTTCCGGGTCTGGAATTATAATGAGCGCGTTTCGTTTCTGGTGAGTTTGATGGTTTTGCGACTTCGCAGTTATCCACTAAGCCCGCTGGTGGCTTACTCTTTGCCACTTTCTCCTTTTGCGAATTCGCAGTTTTATTCGCACTTTTCTTTTGCGAATTCGCACTACCATTCGCAATTTTGATATAGCGCTTTGCAGTCGAGTAATTCAGTCCCTGCGCTTCGCACCATTCTTTGGGGGAAATGCCGGTTTTGGCATGTTCGGACAGGAACCGTTGCTGAAGCTCGCCCCAGTCCGGCTTTGCCATGAATATTTCCTCTTAATGACATTATCGAAGCCCCTCAGTGAAGAGCTTCTGTAATGGCTACTTCGTTTTTGCTTCCGCTCTTTTACGGCGGCGCTCTTCTTTCTTCTCGGCGTTTGCCATGTCCATGAATGCCTGCATGATCGAGTTCCTCATCATGTAACTGACAAAGTGATGATTGACGCAGCCGTTGAGACGGAGTTGCTCGCCAAACTGATCAACCGAGGCCAGCACTTCCATCATGCCCTTCTCGCCTTTCATGAACTCAGAGAAGTCTCGCCCCGCTCTGGAGGCGCATTCGATGACGCGATTATTCATCCTTGAAGCCCTGGGATCGTAATCTGCAGCTGGTTAGCAAGGGTGTTAATCTCAGCGACCAATACAGGCTTCGTATAACGCCATGCTGCGAGTCCTTGTCCGCAGAAGCTCGCCATGTCCTTTTTCTGGTCAAACTCATGGCACTTCATGTTGAGCTGCGCACTTAAGCTGTTGCGATGCTGAAGTTCTCCAGTGAAGTAGTCATCGAGGACTTTATAGGCCGCGTACTTGAACCCGGGGTTTAACCAGGCCGCATAATCGTAAGCAACAAACTTCCCGCCATATGTTCCACCGTGTACACCGCGCTCAGTGAAAACCACAGATTCGTGGTTTTTCTCCAGCTCGGCCAGGAACTCTTTTGTCTGCTTGTTTCGCAGATAGTGGTACGGAGATTCAGCATCACTTTTGCCACTGGCTTTCCACATATCGGTGAGGCAGATCATGCCGTCTTCCCCGACACGGATTGGTTGATTGAAGAGGGTTAATGATTTCATTTCGCTGATACCTTTTGGTGGTTGAGCCTGTTCTCGTAGATACGGGCAGCCCAAGAGCGGTCAGCGTTACCACTGCCCTATCTCAAGCTCTACCCCGAAAGGCTCTTGGTTGATATGCGCACGAGAATGCGCGTGTTTACTTCAGGCATAAAAAAGCCCCGCTATTGCGAGGCTCTTGATGATTCGATTTTCCTGATTGCTGCCTTATCCAGATTGCACTGCCCCAGCGCCGTATAGAGCTGAGTGTTTAACTCCAGACTTGCCTGCCACGTGAACGGAACCGCCATTCCGGGGATCGGCGTGTCAGCTGTCAGGTCAGCGCTTATCGGCACCACCGGGGCCGGAACGTAAACTGTCTGCGTATTCCCGCATGCTGTCAGCAGCGGCAGAAGGAACAAGCTGGTTAGCGCACGGATCGCCTTCAAGCGCCTGCCTGATGTAGACAATGCGCGTCTCGCCTTTATGGGCCAGTTCGTTCTTTGCATTCTGGGTAGCCTGTGAGATGTCACGGATGAGGTTCATCGTGGTGATCACGTTGTTGGTGATCGCCTCTGATTTGTCTGCCCTGACCGTTTCTTTATCGCGCTGGTCTTTGTAGGCGATGGCGTTGTTGCGGTAGTGGTTCACGAAGAACGCCAGCACACCGATTAACGCCACCACCAGCAGCTGCAGCCAGTAACGCTTAACCAGCGCGCCAATCATGACAGGAACAGAGCCCGCTCTGCCTCCCGGCGACGGGTCAGCCCGTTCAGGACTTTGCCGCCAGCTTTATTCCAGCGCAGGAACTCATCGGCTGCGCCAGCGTAATCACCGGCGTTGAGTTTGCGTAGCAGTGTCGAAGTCGACAATGAGCGGGCGCCGAGGTTATACGTGAACGACACCAGAGCATCGAATTGCCCCTGAGTCAGGTCAACTTTGACCAGGCGGGACACGTCGCTTTCGTAACTGACCAGTCCGGTCTTCAGCAGGCGCTCTGCTGTCTCCTGCTTAATCGTCATCCCGGCGCGAATTGGTTTCCCGTCGACAGGCTGAGTCCAGCCATAGCCTATCGTCCACACACCGACGCTGTCCTGGTACGCGGTAAGCTTGCAGCCTTCGAACTGCTTGATCAGGGCAATGCCTTTATCACTGGTTTGCATTCTTCATCCCCGTCAGACGCTCCCAGAAGTACGTCAGTGCCACGGAGCCCATCGCCCCGCTAATGCCAGACGTAACCAGGATCATGTAAAGGCTCAGCCCACTTTCAACGCTGATCAGTCCACCAATGAGACCGGTAAATCCGGACACTGCGATTTGCGCCAGTGCATTGATCCAGCTCCAGGTGGCTTTGTTCTGCTTCACGTCAATAAGGTATCGGACCAGGCCGCCCCAGCATGACAGAGCAAGGACAATCAGCCATGACACTCCGGCAATGCTTTCTTTATCTTGCATACGTTTAGCCATATCACCTCCGAAAAAACGGGGTGCTGTTTGTAGTAAGGGATCAGGCCCTCGGGACGATTTAACAAGTAGGCGTGTCGATGATGGTTCCCGGAACCTGAAAATAAAAAAGCCAGCGACAGGCTGGCAATGTGAGGGTAAGGCAATGTCGGCTCTCTGGCCGTAAATACCCTGGCTGGGTTTGGCTCGCCTGGCTGGATTCGAACCAGCGACCAACCGCTTAGAAGGCGGTTGCTCTTTCCTCTGAGCTACAGGCAAATCATTGAAATCTATTTACCAGGCTGCGCCTGATGCTTATCAAGCATTTCTTTTATCCACGCTTGCAGGACTGACTTATCTCTGCCGCTCGAATAAAATATCTTCCCGTTGATGCCTACCGTGGCATCATATCGACCGCTTTTTCTCAGGTGAATATTCCCCTTGCTTTTCCCTGCCATGCCAACTCTTTTGTATGGCTTCCTGTTTCTTGCCTGCAAGTATTTATCAGCAAGTCGCAAGTTCGAAATTTCATTGTTCTCTGGGTTTCTATCAATGTGATCGATGGTCATGCCTTGCGGTATTTCACCATTAGCAATGGACCAAACCACTCTATGAGCCCCATAGCTGATCCCGGAAATTTTAACTTGGTAATACCCATTTCCAACTCTGCTTCCAGCTGGCATCCCACATTTTATCCTGTGGTTTGGCGATACCTTCCACCTCAATCCGGATGGGGATTTAGGGTCTAAATCGAAAATTCGGCGGACCTCTTCCAAAGGGATACAAATAGTATTCATGCGTATTTACCTATAGAAACGAGCCTCGTTGCCCAGAAAACCGCCCACAGAGAGGCCGCCGCCATTAGCGGTTATCTCCGAGGTTCGTTTCTGTAGGACTCTGTGTTTTATTTGCGCCGGGCATGGCGCGAGTTTTACTTCAGGCGTAAAAAAGCCCCGCACGATGGCGAGGCACTTAATTCTTTGTGTCGACAATTAAAGCTATGGCGACGATATCAGATTTACATGAAAT